TTGCCGCGCGAGCCTGAGCCCAGCCAGGTGTCGGCCTGGTTCAGGTGGTCCATCACGTCGGGGCCGTAAGCGGCCTGCAGCGCCATCCGGGCGGGCTTGCGGACCATGTACTCGCCGCCCATGGCGACGATGTGCGTGCCGTCCTCGTCGCCGGTGCCCGGCACCGAGCCGGTCACCGCGTGCACCGGGCCGCCGCCGGCCAGCGAGGAGATGGTGCCGATGTGCACGCCGACGATCGAGGTCACCGCGTTGATCCAGCCGATGACCGTGTTCAGCCCGGAGATTACGTGGTCAATCCCTCCCTTGAGGGAGTTCCACATGGCGTTCGGCAGGGTGGAGGTGAAGAAGTTCTCGATCGGGGCCAGGACGCTCTTCTGGAACCCGGACCAGGTGCTGGCCCAGGCCTTGGAGGCAGCGGACGTGAAGCTGTTGAACCAGCCCGGGACAAGCGACGTGAAAAAGTGCTGCATCGGCTGGAGGATGTTCTTGTTAAAAGCCTGCCAGCCCTGGACCCAGTGCTGTGACCAGGAGTTGGCGTAGCCGGTGAACCAGCCTGGGATGAGCACCGTGAAAAAGTGCTGCATCGGCGTCAGGACATTGCTGCTGAATGCCTGCCAGCCCTGGGCCCAGTGCTGCTGCCAGCTCTTGGCGTACGCGGTAAACCAGCCTGGGAGGGTACCGGTGAAGAACCTGTTCAGCGGCTGCGCCACGTTGGCGTTGAACTGGGCGGCGGCCGGGCCGAACCAGATGTGCCACAACTGGACCGCCAGCGTGGCGATGGCATGGAACGTGGTATCGAAAAAGCCTTTCAGGGCATTGAAGGCCTGGATGCCGTACGCCTTGATGTCAGCCCAGGCCTGGTGCCAGTGCCCGGTTATCACGTCAAGGGTCACCGACACGATCGCGACGATCGTGTCCCAGGTGATCTTGGCGAGCGCGACCACCGTGGCCCAGGCACCCCTGTAGGCGAAAGCCAGCAGGTCAGCCGCTGTTTTCGCTCCCTTTTCGACAAACCCGAAAAAGCCGCTGGCCGCTTGCGAGGCAGCCGACCACACAGCAGAGCCCGAGACCTTGAGCCACTGCCAGGCCTGCGCTCCGGCCTCCCGGAACCCCTTCCAGACGTCTTTGGCGAAGCCGCTGGTGAACAGCCCGGTGAGGACATGCCAGGCGGTAGTCGCGTCAGACTGGATGAAGTGCCAGGCTCCCAGCGCGTCGTCGCGCATGCCCTGCCAGACTGTGGCCCAGACCTTCTTGACGGCCGAGCCGTGGGTGGCCCACCAGGGATCGAAGTTCCGGGCCACCCAGCTGGTCACGTCGCTGAACCCGCGCTCCACCGGCGCGGCCACGTCGCGCCAGGTGTTGTTCCACGCCAGGCCGAACGCGTGCGGGACTGACTGGGAGAACCAGTGCACCATCCCGTCCCACGCGGCCATGAAGGCGTGGCTGGTAACTCCGAACGCCACCGGGATGTCATGGGCGAAGAACTGGCCGACGTCGTGGTTGACGACGTTCAGGGCACGCTGCACCTGGGGAATCCAGGCCAGGAAGGTCAGCTCGAAGAACGTGCCGGTCTTGAACGAGGACAGGATGGTGTCGACCTCGCCTGGCTTGACCAGGTTCGCCTGGGCCCCGGCGGTCTTGGCCAGGTCGCTGCGGACCTGGGCCAGGTTCGCGGTGATGTGGCCGGACGCCTGCTTCCACAGCTGGTCGGCCTGCTTGGCGTTCAGGCCCATCGCCTCGGCGAAGCCGACGAAGTTGGCCTTGGCGCTGGCGCTGTTGCCGGACACGGCCAGCAGCTCGGTGGCCACGTTCTTCGCTGCGGAGACGGTCGCCCCGCTGGACGGGCCCGACTTGGCCAGCGAGTCCGCGAACGCGTTGAAGACCCCCTGGCCGCCGTGGGCGTTGAAGATGGCAGTCGCCATGGCGGGGTTGAGGTCCTGCTGCAGCGTGGTCGTCAGCCGTGCCGCGTCCTGGCTCAGGCTGGACGCCCCGATGGCCGCCTGGTTGCTGGCGTCGTACAGCGCCTGCAGCGGGTCCTTGATGTTGCCGACCCACTGGCTCAGGACCTTGATGTTCGTCGTGGCCGGGCCGCCGGCCTCCTGGGCCAGCGCCGAGATCTGGGCCGCGGCCTCCTTGGACCCGCCCGCCATGGGGATCAGGGAGGCCACCGCGTCCTTGACGAACTTGGTGAAGTCCCCCTGCCCGGTCAGCGCCTGGTCGTTGCGGAAGGCGTCAAAGAACCCCTGGACGCTGTTGTAGCTGGTCTGGAAGTCGTTCTGCAGGGTGAGGCTGGCCTTGCCCAGCCCGGTCATCGAGGCCCCGGCCACCGCGGCGTCCTGCTGGAACGTCGCGAGCCCCTGCGCCAGGGAGATGAACGCCAGCGGTGCCCCCGCGACGGTCTTGACCCAGGTGTCCCAGGCCTTGTTCAGGTTGCCCATGGCGGTTACCTGGTCAGATGACGTGACCAGCTGGACCGAGACGTCGTTCTGCAGCGCGGTCAGCCCCTGGCCCATCGCCGCGTAGCCCTCAACCAGGCCCTTGACCTGCTGCAGGTCAGCTTCCCACACGTGACCCTGGGCGCTGAACAGGTCGGAGGTCTTTACCCCGGCGGTGTTCAGCAGCGCCAGCGCGCCCACGAAGTCGGTGCCGTAGGCCTTGGACACCTGGCCGACGTGCGACAGCTCGTTGCCGAGGTCGGTGCTCAGGCCGCGCTGCGCCCCGGCCAGCTCGGTGGCGTTGCCGACGCCGGTGGCCTGCGCCTTGGCCAGCTGCTGGGTGACCGCGGCCAGGTCGCCGACCGTCTGGCTGACCACCGTGAAGGCCGTGGCCTTGGACAGCGCCTGGTTGAGGGAGGTGATCCACTTCTGGGTCGCGTCCGGCAGCCTCGCGAGGTAGACGTAGGTCCCGGCCAGCGCGGTGGCCAGCACGCCCGCGATCACGACCGGGTTGCCCAGTGCCGGGCCCAGCCGGCCCAGCATCGCGACCAGCCCGCCACCGGACGCCGCCGTGGTGGCTGCCGCCGCCCCGACGTCCTCGGTGGCGACAGCAGCGCCCTCGGCCGCCACCGTGGCCTCGCCGGCCGACTTGGAGAACAGGCTGAACCGGGCGGGGATGGCCCCGAGCCCGGCCCCGATGTCGGTCAGCCCGGCCTTCAGCTTCTCGAACGCCGAGGCCTTGTCGCCGAGGGACGACAGCCCGCCTGCCACCTCGGCGGCGTCCACCGCCCCCAGGGCCAGGGCCAGCGACCGCAGCGGGTTGAGCAGCTGCAGCACCACGGTGGCGAGCAGGCCGCCCCACAGCCAGAAGGCGTGCAGCCCGACCGCGGCGGCGAGCAGCGGCGTCGGCAGCTTGGTGACGATGAGAAGCAGCTGGGACAGCGCGACGAAGACGCTCAGGAAGATCTGGTCGACGTGCGTGTCCTGCGTGACCTTGATGAACGCCAGCAGTGCCTGGCCGATGTTGGAGAAGAACGTGCCCAGCTTGGCCAGGTTCGCGGCCCCGACGCCGAGGAACGTCTCCAGGCCCTTGCTGCCGCTCTCCAGGTCAACGGTGAGCCGGGCGGCCAGCCGGTCCAGCACGTTGCCGGTCGCGAGGGCCAGCTGGCTGAACAGCCCTGTCTTGTTGTGCACGACGTCGATCGCGTCGCCGTACAGCTGCCACACCTGCGGGCGCACCTGGTCGTGCAGCTTCTCCAGGTTCCCGGTCATCGGCGGGATGACGGCGTTCAGCGCGTCGCTGGCGGTGTGGATCGCGAGGAGGCGGTTGTAGACGGCCTTGCCCGCGTCGGAGCCGGCGACGCCGAAGGCGGTCAGCCCGGCCACGAGGGTGACGATGGCCGGGAGGAAGACGGCCACGGCCTCGATGAGGAAGTCGAGCACCACGTGCCAGGCGGACACGGTGCCGAGCAGGCCGCCGAACAGCCGCAGCTGGCTGTTGAGGCCGAACCACCCGCCGGTGGAGGCGACCAGCGGCTCCACCATGGCGGTGAGCGCGCCGCTGGCCTGGGTCGTCGTGACCTTGGCGGTAGCCATCAGCTTGTCGACCTTGGCTACCTCGGCGGCCAGCGCAGCCCAGTACGCCGACTCATCGGGTCCGCCCGCGTCCGCGGCTCCCCCGCCGACTGGCGGCGGGCCGCCTCCGCCTCCGCCGCCGGATGCCCCGCCCTGCCCGAGCAGGGAGAGCATGGCCCGGCCCTGGTCCTCGGCTGAGACGATCCTGCCCTGCAGCACGTCCAGCTCCGCCAGTGCCTGGGTGTCGTCCAGCCTGGCCTCGAACGCGTACCGGATGCGCGACGCCCGCACCAGGTCGTCAACGAGGCCGTGCAGCCCGGCCTCGGCCTCCGTGCCGTCGAACCGGGCCTGGACCTCCTCTGAGTGCGGGATGTCCTCGAACGCCCGGGTGAAGTCCTCCAGTTCCTGGATCTCGCCGGTAAGGCCGTCCACGTAGATGACGGTGTGCACTTCCTCGCCGTCGAGCGCGTGCAGCCCCGCGTCCAGCGCCTCCGCCTCGGCCAGCGCCGCCGGGCCGCCCTCCAGCTCAAGGCGCGGCTCCGCCCTGTACGCGGCCAGCCGCTCCATCAGGGCAGCCAGCGCCTCCGCCTCGGCCGCGGACTCCGGGCCGCCCTCCAGGTGCACCTGCGGCTCCGCCCGCTCGTGCACCAGCCCGATGAGCACCCCGTCCAGGTGGTAGGCGTCATCCAGGGCCTCGTCAATGCTTGACTTGTCGACCTGCGGGCGCGCGGTCACCGCGGACAGCTGCCTCATCTCCGAGGCCAGGGCCCGGGAGGCCGCGCCCGCGCTGCTCAGCTCGGGGGTAACGGTTACCGGGACGCGCCCGGCCGCGCCTGCCAGCGGGATGCCGCCGAGCCGCGTCGCCGACGACACGATGTCGGTGGCCTCCGTGCGCGGCAGCCCGAGCAGGGCGGCCCGGTACGCGGCCAGCTGAGCCAGGGCCTGGCTGTCGTCGAGGACCGCCCGCGTGCTCACCGTGTCCGGCAGCCCCACCAGCGCGGCGCTGTAGGCGCTGACCGAGGACAGCCCCTCGCCGAGGCTGCCCGCCGTCGCGTGGGTGCCCTGCAGCGCGTTGGCGTGCGCGAGCAGCAACTGGGTCTCGGTGCTGATGGCCGCGCCGCGGTCCCGGATGGCGGCGCTCAGCGAGGCGGTCTGGGCGGTCTCGCGCTGCAGGAAGCCCAGGAACTGGTCGGCGGTCAGGTAGCCGGCGAAGTGCGCCTTGTTCTCCAGCAGGGCGAGGTTGTACATCTGCTGCCGGTAAGACATGGCCTGCTGCACGCTGGAGAACCCGAGCCACTTCTGGCGGTTGAGCAGCGTGGTGTAGTTCAGCTCCTGACTCAGGTCAGCCAGGTGCTGGGTCATGTCGTTCCGGCCGCCGTACAGCAGTTGGGTGTTGGTCGCCTTGGCGGAGTTGGCCAGCTGGGACAGGGCCTGGGCTTCCTGCTGGATGGTGGTGATGTCCTTCTGGCGCGCGGAGGCCGCCTGCGTCGCGCCCGCCACCTCGGCAGCGGTCTCCGCCTTGACCGCATCGGCCATGCCCTGCAGCGCGGCCTTGGCCTCGGCCGCGTCCCGCATCAAGTCGCCGAAGTCACCGACAGCCCGGTAGATGACGTTCCAGTATTCTGGGCCCTCGTAAGCCACGGCTAGTCACCCCCGCAGCCCTCGTGCAAGTCGGCCAGCTCCGCCAGCTCAGCCAGGGCGGCGTCGTAGGCCTCGCGCCACGAGGCCCGCTCGCCGGTAGACCGCAGGCCCGGCGAGCGGACGTCCCAGTGCCAGCGCCCGTCCTGCTTCCAGACCCGGGCGCACCAGGCCGCGCCCCACGCCATCACTCACGCTCCGGCGGCAGCCCGCCGAACATCGTGGCGAAGGCCTCGAACGAGCCCGCCGAGTTACTCGCCTCCACCCCGGCGGCCGGGTCGGCGGCCACCTTGCCGAAGCGCGGGTCGTCCTCGATCGAGTCGGCGACCTTAGGGCCGCGGATGCGGTCCAGCTCCTGCTCCTCGGGGCTCTTGCCGCCGAAGATGTCGATGCCAGCGGCCAGCTCGACCAGCGGGTTCCGGCCGCCGTTCGCCTCGGTGTCCACCATCGCCTGCGCCCCGATGAAGCTGCACACCGTCTTCACCTGCCACTCGGCCAGCCGCAGCCGCCCTAGCTGCTCCCGGCTCCTTCGCGTGCCCGTCGCTTCCAGGACCTGCCTCAGCCGGCAGACGGGGAGCCCGAGGATGTACTCGTCGGTCCATCCGTACTCGTGGCTGAGGACGTCGAACGCCGACGCGAACGACCCGGCGAGTTGATCTCCTGCGGACTCGCCTCCGGCTCCGGCGACTCCTTGTCCTGCCCCGTCTTGCGGAACAGGTCGAGCATCCTCTGGAGTTTTTTTCCCAGGGCCTGCAGCTCCGGGGCCTCCCGCCGGACGATGACCTCAATCAGGTCAAGGGTGTCCTCCAGCTCCGGGTTGTGCAGCTCCTCGGTGTACCGGGCCCACTGCGCCTGGTTGGCCTCGCCCTCCTGCTTGGTGAGCTGGCTGTCAGGCCTTTCCGTCAGCCCCGTCGGGCGGCACATCGACTGCAGGAACATGACGGCCTCCTGCTCGGCGTCGGGGATGGACATCACCACGAGCATGAGCAGCTTCTGGCCGAACTCACCGGGGTCGCCGGCGAAGTTGAGCTGCGTCTGGGTCAGCGCCGGGCCCGCGCCGTGGGTGAGCACGCGCAGCAGCCGGAAGAACTGCCGGGTGCGCATCCGCACCACCTCGACCGTGAAGCCGGTCGACAGCTTGACCTCCGCGGGCTGCGGGTCGATGCGGTCCAGCTCGGAGTCGTCCGGCATGCGGGCCTCCCGGGGCCTCTCGGGGTCAGTTGTCCAAGGCAATCGGCGGACAGTCCCGGACGATCCTGGACTACTTCGGCCGGGCTACGGGTGCCCTCCGGTGTTGTCCTTCAGGTCCGGGTTCTGCTGCTGCTCTTCCAGCACCTCGGGGCCGGTCACCAGCTCGTCCGGCTGCTCGGGCTTCTCCTCGCCCGGCTCCACGTCGGCGGCGGGCTGCCCCTGGGCCATGCCCGCGGTTCCCGGCAGCGGCTCCTCCGGCTCCTGCTGCTCGCGCCGGTGCCTGCCCTTGTGCTTGCCCGCCATCAGATGGCCAGGCTCTGGAACGGCTCAGCGGTGAACGCACCGGTCTGGTTCCCCGGCCAGGAGACCAGGCGGCCGATCTGCATGCCCTGGGTGGCGAGGGTGGACAGTGCCGCGCCGACCTCGTTGACCGAGGAGAAGAGCGCGCGCCCGGCGATGGAGCACGAGAGCCCTGTCTTGTACGAGGGCCCGGTGAAGTTAAAGGGCTGGAACTGGACCCTGTAGAGGATGAAGTCCAGCGTCCTCAGCTGCCCGCCCGCGTCCTTGGACGGCACCCGGATGGCCAGCGGCTGGGTGACCTGGTTCATGCTGTTCAGGGTCCACAGCGGGATGGCGTAGTAGTCCGCGCCCGCCGCACCCGAGGACGTCACCGTGGTGCCGGTGATGTAGGCGATCGTCGAGAAGGGGATGAACCCCTCCTCAATGGTGACGTTAGCGAAGTTGATCCAGAAGTGCTCGCTGAGAACGACGTCATCGCCGGTGTTCTCGAAGTTCCCCTGGTCCGTGCTGATGGTGCCGTTCCGGACGCCGTAGATCGTCGCGCCCTCGGCACCGGTGGAGCCGTTCAGGATGGCTGCGTGGCTGAGGGAGAAGCCCTCGAACGGCGTGCCCGCGAACGTGTTGCTGGCGGTTGGCATGGTTACCGAGCCCTCCCGATTAGACCACCGGTCTCGCGGGTCTAATCGGCGGCGGGAAAGAGCGCGCGCCTCACCAGAACGGGTACCGCGCGGTGCAGTCCACCGGCGCGTACGTCACCTGCACGTCGTGCAGGAACACCGCGGTCAGCTTCCGGCTCTGCGCGGTCTGGGAGCGGCTGTCGTTCTTGGCCGCCAGGGCGAACAGCGTGTCCCACAGCTGCTCCTGCTCGACCCGGGTCTGGTTGCCTGCGATGCAGTTGCCCACCTGGCTGTCGTGCAGCCGGATGTAGAGGTAGACGGCGAACGCGGCGACCAGGAGGCTCACGGCGGTCACGGCGATGAGCCCGATGACCATCTTCCGGGTGCGCTTGCGGTAGCCGGTGATCTCGTCAACGGTCCGCTGCAGGTTGTGCGCGGCGTCCTCCGGCATCCTTCACACCCTTGTCTGCTCGATAGCGCGCAGCAGCAGCGAGGCCGCCACCTGGTCCGCGCGGGTCACCTCAGCCGGGGTCCACCGGCCCTCCACCATGTCCCGGAGCTGGGTCTCCAGGTCAGCCATCTCCGTGGCCGTGATGTCGTTGTCCCGGAACTTCTCCAGCAGGACGTCCAGGCTCTCCCACCCGGGGTGCGGGCTGTGCAGGATTTTCGACACGTCAAACGCCACATTCCGCCAGAAGACTTCCATTTTCGATTCGAGGATGGAGACCCGGGATTCCTGCGCGGTCACCTCCGAGCGCACCCCGCGGACCTCCGAGCGCACCGCGGTGGCCAGGTCGAAGGCCGACTGCGCGAGGACGTGCGAGGCCTCGCGCTCCGCCTTGGCCTCCGACTGCGCCCTGGTCTCCGACTTCACGTCGTCCCGCGCGTTGCGCGAGCGCGCGTACAGGTAGCCCAGGAAGGACCCGACGCCGCCGAGGAACGCGCCGGCGACGCTCAGGACAAGCGCTAGCGCCGCCCCGTTCACGGCTCAGACGTACCGCATGTCAGCGAGCAGCTGCTGCAGGTCCAGGCCCTCCACGGTGGTGCCGCTGGCCCGCAGCCAGTCCTCGGTCACCACCGCCCACGCCTCCTCGGCCGCGTTCGCCTGGAAGTCCGTGGTGGCCGCCTGCAGCGCGCCCCAGGTGACGTACTCCAGCGGCGCGTCCCCGGAGCCGAGGCGGCGCTGCAGGCAGATGGCGTGGCCGCCCTCCACCGGCTCCCCGGGCGTCCAGGTCCACGGCTGCTGGTCAGAGAACTCCGTCAGGATGGAGGCCTGGCAGTTGATGCCGACGTACACCGTGCCGAACACGTCAAGCACCTGGCCGAGCAGGTCCTCGTCGGCCGGGTTGCCGAACGCCGCGAAGCCGGCCACCTTGTGCACCCGGCCCGCGGTGTCGGTGATGCCCTCGGCCCTCTGGTCCTGCAGCACGTCCTGCATGTTGCAGCCCTGGTCAGTGTCCGGGTCGCCGGGCACGTAGCCGCCGACGCGCGAGTACACCGCCTGAATCTGGTCGTCGGTGAACAGGGCCTCAGCGCCGGCCGCGTACTGCGTCCACGCGCCGTACATGTGGCCGATGCCGCTGATGGTGCAGCAGCCGAGGACGTCATTGCAGTACATGGGCCAGGAGTTCACCGTGCTGGCCCGGTCCACGTCCTGGCTGAGCGGCACCGGCGGCAGGCCGGCGCGGGTCAGCGCGGCGCGCGGGTTCAGGTACCGCTCCAGGGTCAGCCGCGGCCTGCCCGGGTCAAGGGGAAGCCGTCCGTACTTGCCTGCCTGCCGCGGCATGCTGCCTCCTGCACGACGAAAGGGCGGACCGGGGGTATCCGGGCCCGCCCTTTCGATCGGATAGCGGCAGGGGCTAGCAGAGGCCCGCGTACGCGCCCGTGCGGAAGGTCGTCCAGGCGCTCCAGTCGGTGCCGTTGCCCGACAGGACGACCGCCGAGTGGGCGGAGCCCGCCGGGCTGAGGGTGGCCAGGTCGCCGTTGGAGGCATTCACCTGCCACAGGCCGAAGTCGTCGGTCGGGCTGACGGCGTTCGGGTTGCCGCCCGACTCGGCCATCGCGACCTCGGCGGCCACGAGGGCGTCGGCCGGGTTGCCGCCCGCGGCCCCCCAGAGCTGCTCAAGGCCCGTGCAGGAGAACGTGCCGGACACCGAGGTCACCACGGCCGCGCCCTGCGGCGGAGAGGGCGGCGGCGACTGCGGCGCGGACTGCGGGGCGTAATGGCGGGCCGGGGCGCTCCCCGGCAGCCCGTACCGGTCGGCGACGGCCTGGGCTGCGGCCTGGCAGGCGACCTTGAAGACCTGCCCGGCGTAGATGAGGTCGGGGTTGGCGAGCCCGTTGTTGTAGGCCAGGGCGAGGTAGCTGGCCGGGTCGCCGCAGACGCGCCCGGCGATGGCCGACAGCGTGTCCCCGGGGCGGACGGTGACGGTGCCCGGGGACACGCTGCGCAGGTGCGCCGCGGGAACGTCCCGGGTGACGTGCTGGACGTGCGAGGCGTCCCGCACGGGCTCGATGAGGACCTTGGCCTCCGGGGCAGGCCCGTGAGAGGTCAGCGGGACCGCCAGGGCGCTGGCGGCCAGGGCGGTTACCCCGGCGGCGGCCAGGGGCCGGCGGCTTGACGGGCGCGCGTGGCGCGGCTTGTGCATGGTGCCTCCTGGCCAGGCAGCGCGCGCCGTGCCGGCTCCCCTCCGGCGGTGCGCCCCGGGGTCACGGGGGCGCGGGCGTCCGTCCGCCCGGCATGCTAGCGGTCAGGTGCGGTTTACGGGGCATGACGCTAACACCGCAATCACAGGGGTCGCAGGGGAATCCGCTAGGCCGCCAGCATGAGGTCCTGCAGGAGCCCGGACAGGTCCCCGGGCTTGACGTAGCCCGCCCAGCGCCCGTCGTCGTACAGCTGCACCCCGTTGAGCCGGTAGGCGGCATCGACGTACTGGCTGCAGATCATCCGGGAGGTGCCCTCGATGTACTCGCGCAGGCCCGGCGCGGGAACGCGCAGCATGTGCAGCACCAGCGCGCCGTAGTCGGCGAACGAGTACCTGACGTCCTGGTGAGCCAGCGCCCAGGCGGTGATGTCCACCCGCTGGGTGCCGGCCAGGTCGATCAGGCCGGACGACCACAGCGACCCGGGCAGCCTCGCCGGCTGGCACGGCAGGGCGCGCTTGCCGCTGCCGCGGGGGTAGGTGCTGACCGTATAGCCGTACGGC